AACATCTGGTCTTGAAAATGTTGTTTCCGAGCGCCAGTTTTAAAAAAATCTTCGGTAAAGTCGGCATCAGTTTGTTTTATAACTTTCAAACCGCGTTTTTGTAAGATATCAATAACATCTTGACTGGTATCTTTAGGCACAATAGCACCTGCAAATTCGTCAAAACCAACAGCTCGAATTGGTTTAGCCTCAAAGTATTCGACATTACGGGTAGCGTTTTTGATGAATATATCTTTTAGATCTTTTGTCAAACTCTTTGGTAGCTCGTATGGATTTACGGAGGTTATGTCTAATTCATTAATGGTGTTCATATAAGCGCGTTCAATCATAAGATCATCTAACTTTTCACCATCATCCAAGGCCGCGCCTACATCGTCGAGAAATTTTTCACCAAAGTAAAGTGCATCCTCATCGCCTAAAGGAACATCATATTTTTCAATCACTTCTCCGATTTGCTCATCTAAGCCGTATGCTGGTGTTGCTTGCTGGGTTAGCCTCCCGCGTTCGGATTTTATATCAGGTAGATCTTTATATTCTCTGGTCATAAGTGCTCTAACTCTGGCTGGATTGTAGTAGCCAGAAGCAAAGCCCTCGCCGCCGCGTTGCGTTTCTTCAATCATGCTATTAACCGCGTTCTCAAGAGTGTAGGGTTTGGTAACCGTAGTTTCTTCAAAGTCGTCAAAGTATTGCAACACACCGTCTTGGGAGAGAAAACGATCTTTTTCTTTTATTGCCCATTCATTAAATTTTTTTGTCATTCTGAAATTAGGATCAGCGGTAGCTTGTTTGTAGAATATAGAGTTTGGATTTAGTGCTGCGATCTTGCTGTCAAAATCGACCATAGCCATACTTCTTGGTCCTGCAAGAAAGTCGTCTACTTTAAATCCTTCATCTTCTAAAAACTTAAGTTTCGCTAGATCTGAGTCAAAAAACCTGTCAAGATCAGAAAGTCTATTTTCTGGAAAATACATATTGTCTTTTTGCAAATTGCGTAAAGCATATTGGCCTTCTTCAAGTGTATCAGTTTTGTTGTATTTATCAGCTAGCGCTTTGTACTCTTTAGTAAGTTTCGATTCAGCTCCATCTTTGGCTAAACGAAGTTTCTTTGGCGCTCTGGGTGTGTAGGCGTCAGCTGAATATACCTTGTTGCGAGGATCTATGGCTGGATCAAACTTTTCTGGCTTGCCAATTAGTTGAATCTTACCAAAATTTTTGAGCGGGATCTCGCTTTCGGTTACTGCTAGGCTGGGTGAAGGCAAACCGCCCATAGCATCAAAGCTACGAATTGCTTCCTCGGAAGTATTGTGAATGAACATTAGGTTTTTAGATTCCATAGCATCGGAAAAATTTTTGGTGGCTTGGTCGGGTATAGCGTCTATGCCTTTTTTGACAACAGCTTTCGCTGGTGCGCCAGCTGCACCTAGAAAATCCAGTCCGGATAAAGCCGCGCCAAGTTTATCGCCTTCGGCTTTAGCTAATTCACCACTGATAAACGGTAGGAATTGAGCTATACCTTTGAGGGTATCGCGACGCCTTGATGCGGGCGATGGAACCATCGGTCTAGTGAGGTAGTCGATGACTGGGCCAGGTCGATTTATTTGTAGTGGCAAAATACCGCCTACATCTGGAGCAGGATTCAGTGCGTTGATGCCGTCGGTTTCCATGTAGTGATTGTAGCTTAGGAAATGTTGGTTAGTAAAGTTGGAGGGTAGGAATCATTTTTTCATGTGATTCAGTGTGTCAAACTCAATTATAATTACGGCTGCAAGCATGCTGGCAAAAAAACGGTGGTAGGGGGCCTAAAAAAACCCAAAACCCTGTAAAAATGCGTCCTCAAGGGACTCCAATCTGTTGCGTGTTGCTGTTGTGCTCACAAGTTATACTTATTTGCACAAAGAAATACATATTTGCACATGCAAAAAAGCACGGTATATCAATGGTTTACGGCGTTTTTTTTATTTTTTTATAATTTTTTGGTTTTGGATAAGTGCGCTCGTTCACACAGTTATAAAGCTACTTATCTTTGTGCGAATAGTCGTCAGTATTTGCGCCAAGCAGTTGTCCTAATCTCTCCTTGATCTGCTCCCGACTCATCTTCTCCAGATTGGCGTTAATATTGATATTCTGAGATCTATTGATAGACAAACCAGCAAGTTGATTTAGCTCTTTGATCGCTGATACAGCAGCGTTGTATTGTCCTTTTTCGTATGCGCTCTCCATTACCTTCCACAACATCGTACCTGTCTTTTGTGGCGTGATCGCATACTTCTCCGCTAGCTCATCTTGTTTAATCCGGATAGCTTTCACCACATTTGGATAGTCCTTTCCATTTAAGAGCTTGTTCGCGCTTGCGCTCGGAAATTCATAACCAGCTTTTCTGGCAGCTTCGGTCATACCACACGCACCTTCGGTGTAGTGCCATACAAAGCTGGCCTGCATCTCAGTCAAGCTATGCTCGTTGTCCTTATCAAATTGAATCGGTGCTGGTGATTTCTTACTGGTCTTCTTTTTTGGTCTTGGCATATTTGTCCTTCTTCTTAAATATTCTCTCCCACTCTCGATTGTAAACCGTCTGTTTAGTTGGCCGTCTTTTAGAACCCTTACTCATCAGTGTACAGTGTAGAGTGTATAGCACTTCTATTATATATATTATGTAACGCGTAAGAATGTATTCTTATACTTAACATTATTATAGTATATATATACACTATACCCTTATATATAGGAAACACAGTCATAGCAAGGGATTGCGACAGGGTACAGCTACTTTTACTATACCCTGTGCTATACCCTTTTCCCCCTTGAAATCTCATCGAAAACAGCGATCTACAACAATTACCGCGATACCGACCACAATAATAGAGGCCGCCAACACTACAAAAAAGGTAACAGCTGCCAGTAAAATAATCTTGATAACCGACTCAATCATCAAAATTTGCTGCTGTATCAATTTTTTGATGATAAACAAGCACTAAGGCTTCGCAGTTGGGACATGATAAATTACTTACAATATGATAATCCTCGTTACCGTAATCCTCTCCAGAATGATCTCCACCCCAGATTAACTCTGTTTGACAAGACCAACACTTCACAAGGGCCGTCCCCAACTATCGTAATTAAAAAAAGCAGGCTCAATCATCAAAATTTACTCGAGTAATCTGAATAATTATCGTCATCTCCAGCTACGCTGTAATCCAGATCAAAGATCTTCTTGCCGTTTGACCGGCGCGGCTCGATGCCTCTATCGTGTAACACCCGACTTGCTTCTTTGAAGTCAGGCATCCTCGGCGCCTTAATGCCAAGATCGCGTAACAATTTAGTCATTTGCACTGGCTTCGTATCCTCACTATCGAAGTCCACATGCTCCAAAATCAGATCCTCCACACTCGACTGCGTGCGATACTGCTCGTTGCTGTTTTGCAAGAGCTCACGCTCATCGGGTGAGAGAAACCAATTCTTCTGTCCAGGCACATACATCGTCTCTTTAACCTGCGCCCATAGTTGTTGCATGTTTACTCCATGATTAACATTGATATCGCGCACTGCCAACACCCAAAATCTTCGATTGCCCGACGTGTCCGTCAAAAACTCGCGTGCATTGACTGACGCATAAAACGCCGTCCTGCGCTGATAGGTCGTAAACGCCCGATCATACGGCAACCTCAGCTCATCCGTCTTCGCCGTCACAAACGCTTTCAGCTGGTCGATGTCCGACTTCTTAAACGTCGACTCGATCTCGCCTAACTCTACAATCCAATGGCTAACCGCCCGCTTAACGCTGTCTTTATCCGACGGATTCAGCGTTGCACCTTCTAACAGCCAACCTTTATTGTAATCACATAGTCGCTTAAACCATAAGGTTTTCCCGAGTCCTTGAGCGCCCTGCAACACGAGGATACCTTCGAGCTCAACGCCATTCTTTTCAAAGGCAGCAGCTACGCAAGATATGAGCCACTTTTTCAGCAACATATCGCGTAACTGCGCCGACTCCTCCGTTGTCAACGAGTCCAAAAAGTCTGGCAGTCTATCGACTCCATCCCACGGCTCGCTCTCTATCCATTCTTTCACTGGGTTGTATTCGCGTGCTAAGACTTTGAGATAGTCGCGCACTTTAGTATGCGGTATGCCCATATTGATACACCGATTTTCAATCTCAATCAGGCTGGCCTCCTCATGCATGTCAGCGATAAAAGTCATGTTCGGTATATCTATCTCCATCTTCTTCTTAATCACGTTGTAACGCACATCAACGCCATGCGTCAGCAACACCCCACCGATATTGTCTTTGGTGTTCAAGAAGCGTCCGCTTGCAGATCTGACAAAGTCAAACTCCACCGGCACATCGACACTCTGCATGACCACCTCGCCTTCGACGACAGCAACTTCGTTCTTATGGTCATTATAGTCGCCCTTGCTCTCAGGCATTTGAATCTCGGCATAACCACCGACTTTCTTGATATAGGCTGCTGCTTTCTTTGCTTCCTCCTCACCTGTTTTACTATCGTCATTATCGGCGACAAAGACGTGTTTGTGATTGGGAAAGTAT